CTAATTCGGCAGCATGCGTTTCCCATTATTGTCCAGAGATTTGGCCTGGGAGACGAAGATCACACCGAAAGTGACTGTGTCCAAGTAGCTCGTCAGACTACTATCGTGCTATATAAAAGACATCACGCAACGATGTCAGTAGTAGTTTATAGTCAACCACGACTGACGCTCACACAAATCTAGAAGAAGACCTGCGAATTCCTCACCATCCTCCGAAGCAGTTGTTGATCAACAACAACTGGAACATGGCCAAAGGTGTCGAAACACTTCCGCAGCATTATTGGGGCCCACGTGTCAAACGTGACCTTATCGTGGAGAGCCAGCTCCTTCATTGAATTTTCAAGGTTTACCATGCACCTCTCATTCATATCTGGGCCTTTCTTTACCCAGTATGCTATTTGCAAAACGGTCTCTAACTCCAGAGGCGCAAGAAATCTTGAATCACCAGCGTCCCATGCGAAGCTTCGTTTCAAGAAACTAACTTCTGACAATTTTCGGTAGGGCGCTGCTTCCCCTGACTCCTTTGTTTCCGTTGTATACGTGAGTCCTATTGTGGCAAGGGCCTCTGAAATAGAATTTTGGTTGTACCAGCCAACACAATCTACAGAAATATTGGCGACTACATCATCTCCATACGCGATCATTTTCACGTTGTCATCAAATAGCTTTATTGCCATATATCCTTCTCGGTGTAGTATGCACCAGGCATACCTAAAATATAGATTAACCGCAAAGGTGTTAACAATTGTAGTTAGTGGGTTACCCGATGGCATTCCAATATTCCACATGTATATTAGATCATCGTTAACGTGGATGGAATTGTAAATCTCAGCAAATAATACATTACGGATCACTCCGTCTTCCGCGCTGCCACCACAGAACCAGGATATCGAATTACCTATTATTTGTAGAATTGAAGCTGAATGCGAACCATCAAAGTTCTTAAAGTCGCCAGCGACCACCCTATCTCCAAGGCCAGTTAAATGCGAGGCTAGTTGTGACCATTGGTCAGAATAACAATTAACACCCACAGCTGATCCATTCTCTATTGGGTTCAACATTATAAATCTACAGAACGGAAGAAAGTACATTCTCATGACAATGACCAAAGCTAATGGTGCACAGGATATTAGACGAGTTCGATTCTCACTCTTCTTCTTGAAGGTGACCACCTCATCTTTTAAGCTATCTACATACACGTGCAAGGAACGTTTACCCTTTGCAGCGAGTTGTAATATCTTCGCACATTCGTCTTTTAGTTTTATACATTCTTTGCTAGACAAGTCGTAATCAACTCCTTTTCCAAAGAAAGCTTCCTTTCCCTTATATCCAGGGGCTGGATCCAACACGTACGGAAAACCCGCGCTGGTGCTTCGTGGAATGGCTTCAAAAAAAGGCACTCCAGGGATTCCACAGCAAGCTTCTTCAAAGCTTATTGGACTGAAGTTGAAGGAACCGGGATCTTTCAATTGGGTCAATTTATTTAAATAACTCGCGGCGCAGATATTAACCAAATTCAGATCTACATTGCACAAATTGCCACCATACCTTTCAACAGCGCTGATAATTGGATCTGGTGTACTTCCATGCGCACTAAGATTGGCGGGAGTCTTGGTGCATGGTGTCCACGCTGAGTGTAAGGGAGACTTGCGGATGCTTGATGAGCGTGCCCTTGGCACTGGTTTCGAAATCTTCCTTAGGCCCAAGAATGAACCGGCAAAGGGCGTTGAGCACTCGGCTTCACCTATAGCTTCCAAAACATCTTCCTCGATTGGCACCATAGTCTCTTTGTTTTCAGTATCTAAAATATCGCACAGTCCTTCTATATCCTCGGAACTGAGTATATTGCAGATTCCGAAGCCTGAAATTTCGCCATGGCCTGCCACGTGTACTCCAACTAGTTTGCCGGGTCCAATTGACTTACAATTTAGTAGTACTGGAGAACCGCAGTCACCTGCACGCGTACCGCATACATATCTTAGACAGTCCCGCAAACACCATGAGACATTGTTGCCGGCAGACACTTGTTTGTTAGCTATTCTCCTGGCTTTGCACGACAAGATGTTGATTCGCTTAGAACGTGTTGCCAACACTTGAACATTCCACTCTAGGGGTTTTGCCAAATTCGCTTCGGATAGGAAATACTTAATTATGTTCGGGTGCAGGAAACCAATCTGTCCCACATCTACAATTGCGATATCTTGATCATCGGTCTTTTCAGAACAAGTTCCATCGATGATTCGGGCAACAGGAACTTCCAACTGCTGGCCAGTTTCACAATTATGAAGGGTTACATTCTCACCACGGATATCTTCGTCAGCTTCTATTTGGGCATCTAGAATGTCAATGTAGTGCCTTGGCACAAGTGCATAAGTGCCTTTCACGAACAACATATGCCCAACTATTTCTTCCCCGTGCCAACCAAACTTCATCGAATATAGAGAGCGTTTTATGACCTTGTTAGCCATCTGTTCAGCGTTAAGATCTAAGCTTTCCGTCTTTCCCGTGGCAGAACGGCGAATTTGTCTCCTACTTTTTGGTGCACTTTTCCCATCCCTAACTACGTATTCTGGAGACGGTTTATCAAAGAAAAACTTCTTGACTAACATTGTAACGCCACTAACAGCACCACCGACTATCAAGGCCGTGGCAAAGTAGGACATTTGCGTGATGAATACGTTGGAAATCTGTCCGCATATCGGGCTGCCTGTGACACGGACCACATGGATTCTTATCATTTCCTGCGCCACGAGCAACGGGAATAGAAATCTGTTCATTGAACCATTTGAAACGCCACTCTTGAGCACACCAACGCGTGCCAGAAATGTGGTGATCCTACCATGTCCCATTTCTTCCAAAAATTTCTTTGTGAGAGATTCCGAGTCGGGTGCGCTGCCATGCATTTCTAAGAACCTGTCTTTGATTAGAAATATCCAAAAGCGCCAAAAATGCACACAACTCTTACTCTTCAGTACATTCCACAATTCAGGGTCATCTTTGGCAATTCCATATTGGTCACCATTTTCTTCGACCCAACGTAGAAGCATGCCTACGGGATAATACTGAGAAAAATGGGACAATTTCAGGTTGTTGACTTCTGTCCAATCGTGCATCGCATCTACTATGGGCTCTACGATGTCCGGGATCAAGAAGCCAGTAGAATGGTCGCCTTTGGTACTACGGTAATAGTCATTATTTAATGTAGAATCCCAAAAGTCAGAGATAGCTTCTTGCTCCAATTGGGGGTCGTATTGATGCATTATTGACGCGACTGGATTGTATTCGCCTTGTTCTAACTCGTTTATTTCATTGCCATTGGGGTCAAAACCATTTGCAATCGACTGTGGTACAGCATTATCATAACCATTCTTGATAAGATCATTTAGCTTGTCGAGATAATTATTGCTATTTTCGTTAAGCCGCTCATAAATTGCAATTGAACTAGCGAGAAGTTGATCGAACTTAATAGGAGTAATATCAATATAGTGCTTGTTCACAAGGTTGTATCTTCTAAAATGGTACACACCAAGATTGAACTTGCCTCTATGTTCGTCTTTGAGCTCCAATTTCACATTGTTTCCAACCAGTGCGGGCACAGGAGGGTTGCAAAAAGCAGGGTCTAAGCTCACGTCAAACACCAACTGAAAGCGGCGTTTCACTGCATCTGAAGAGATAAGTGAATTGATCTCTATTTCGCCGAGATTCGTTGTACA